CGCTTATTTCAATAGAGATAACGAAACAACTACAACAACGGTGGCTCCACCTCCGGTTAGAAAACCAAGAGTAGTGAAACCAAAAGTTGTTGCAGATAAAAACAATAACGGTATTACATCTAAGGCTGAACTTAAGACATTAACTAAAGTTCAACTATTAGAACTTGCTGATAAAAAATCACTGAAAGTAAAAAGAAGTGGTTCGAAAGCAGCTGTAATTACCGAAATACACTCGCAACTGAAAAATAATAATGATTCTGATGGTGATGATACCGAAGAAGAATAATTATTAGTCCTACCAGGACACGAAAGGGACTCGTTAGAGTCCCTTTTTTTTAGCCCTTAGGAAAAGACAATTTGTATAAATAACAGTATGGAAGAGATTTTTAATCTAATAGGTGAAGTGGGTGCTCCGATTGCTGGTTCAGTAGTAATGGGGTTCTTTATATTCATAGTTATTAAACAGATACTTGAGGGTGTAGTTGATTCTATTTCCACACTTACAATGTTCTGTAAATCTTTAGAAAATCGAGCAAGAACAATGTCTAACGAAATGATTAAGATAGATTTACTTGTATCAAGTGCTTTAGAGTTGAGACCAGACATAGAGAGAATTGCGAGAGCTGAAAACTTCATAGAAGATGATAAGCTCGATGTCAGGAGAGACTGATGGACATTGCACAATTAATCTCCGATTTCGGATTTCCCATTGTGATGGCAGTAGGACTCGGTTATTTCATATATTACATTTGGTGGTTTGTAGGTGAAAAACTAGAACCCGAAATTGAAAAAATGCACTTTCAATTAATTAAAGTAATAGACCAAACAAGAATGTTAGACCAAGACTTAATAAGACTACAACAAAAAGTAGATGTAGTTTTAGAGATGAAAGAGAATGCCAAAAAGGAAGAGGTGAAAAAGAAATGAAATTATTACAAATCATATTCTTAGTTTCAGTATTCTGTATTAGCGAAAGCGTACAGGCTGATATAAAACATAAATTTAAAAACCCTAGTTTCAGTGGAATAGGCACAGCATCACATTACCTAACCGTTGAGAACCAAGAGTTTACAAGAAAAAAAGAAATAGAAGATGCACTTGAATCTGCTAGAAAGGCAGCTGAAAGGGCAGAAGACAATACAACCATGGCCAAATTTATTCGTAATTTAGAATCACGAATTTATGCTCAAATGGCAAAACAATTGGTTGAGTCTATGTTTTCGAATGACGGTTCAGTTAGATTTGGTTCATTTAGTTTAGAGGGCAATGTTGTCACATATGAAGTAATGACTAACGAAGATGGTTCAGAATTTATACGAATGACAATTGTTGATTCCGATGGAACAGAAACAGTTATTGAGATACCAATCGGAACAGGAAACTTTGGACAAGACTCAGATGGAACTGGTTAAATATTTACTCACCTGCGTACTTTTACTATCTGGATGTGCATCTGTTCCAAAGTGGTCAGACAACCCAGCAGATTGTGCCTATGAGACAGGAAGATTTGATGAGGGTTTCGGCAGAGATGTTGTCACAGGTGTCGCAAAGGCATGGTCTAGAAATTACATATGTGTAGAAAATGCTACTGTAATTAATCTACCTTCACATTTAGAACTACTGAATTTGCCTAAGGCAAAAGAAAGACCTACTGTTGCAGTTTATAATTTTATAGATAAGACTGGTCAAAGAAAGGCAGAAGATAATCTCGCATCATTTTCTACTGCTGTGACACAAGGTGCAACCGAAATGGTTATTGATGCACTTAAAACGGCAGGTAAAGGAACATGGTTTAGAGTTGTTGAAAGACATGGCATAGACAACTTAGTAAGAGAGAGACAAATCATTCGTTCTGCTAGACAAGACTTTGCTAAACAACAAGGCGAAGACAAGTTTCAAAATTTACAACCCTTACTATTCGCAGGTATGATAATAGAGGGTGGTATAATAGGTTATGATTCCAATTTATTAACTGGTGGTCGAGGCGCAAGGACACTAGGAATTGGAGTTAGTAGACAGTATCGTCAAGATGCTGTCACGGTTAGTATGAGAGCTGTTTCAGTTCTAACAGGTGAAGTATTATTGAATGTCCAAACAAGAAAGACTATCCTTTCTTATGGTTCAGGCGGCGATGTATTCCGATTCATTGAAGAAGGTACACAATTGCTAGAGTTCGAGGACGGAGTGGGTAATAATGAGTCAGTGACATATGCGGTACGAACAGCTATTGAGGCTGCCGTACTGGAATTAATCTACCAAGGGCATGATAGGGGTTTTTGGAAAATAGAGGAAGGTCATAGACACCCACACAATAGTGATGGTGTAAATGATTTACACTCAATAAAAGGAGAAGAAAATGAATAAAATTTTAAGTATTTTATTACTAATGTCGACACCATTCGTTTTCGCAGCTGCAACTGATGATAATGAGATTATGATAACACAAGTTGGTGATACTCTAAAATTATATGTTGACCAAGTTGGTTTTGGTAACAAAGTAGGACTAAACGACTTTTCAAGTGGTTCTGGTTCAAACATGACCATTACTGGTGTGACTTTGGATTTCAACATAGATATGATAGGTAACAAGAACTTGTTATTCGGACCTCTCGTTGCCGATACATCGAACTACGCTATATCGATGACTGGTGATTCTAACGCTATTGACTGGAACATAGGTTCTACAGGTAGTTCAGATGATTCAGACATCAATTTCGCAATGACAGGCGATTCGAATACATTCGATATCGACCAAGGTGCTGTTGCAAGTGCAGAGAGATTAAATGCGGATTTAGTTCTCATTGGAAGTAGTAATGTTTTTGATATTGATTGGGAATCAGATGATGTCACATGGAATTTCGATGTGACTGGTTCTAGTTCTAATTTCAATACATTGCAAAAAGATGGTTCACAAACACTTAATTTTGATTTTACAGGAGACAGTGCTGATGTTGATATCACTCAGATATCAGGCACATGTGCAGCTTCTGGCGGAGGGTGTGCAACACCTAATGCAAATGTCAATCTTAATGTAAACAGTGACAATGCGATTATTCAGATTACACAAAAAGATTCCGGCAGCGATAGTTAGTTTCTTTTTATTATTCGCTGGTGGGTTCAGCTGGGCTGAGCCCATTGGCGGTGTAATTGAATCTACAGGTGTCACATCTGTAAAAAGAGAGCAGGACAGAATTCTAACAGATGTCGGTACAGACATCAACATGTATGATGAAGCAGAGACTGCCAATGGGCGTATGCTCATACAATTTTTAGATAATGAAAAATTGAGTTTAACAGAAAACTCACTCGTTTACATAGACGAGGCATATTACGACCCCGACCCAAGTTTATCCAAAATGTCAATACGAATGGCACGAGGCACAGCACGATTCGCCTCGGGTGGTGGTTCAAGAATTAAAAAACAAAATGTAGATGTATCTACTCCTACAGCCAATATCACAATGAGAGGGACAGATTTTACAACCACCATTGATGAGTTGGGAAGGACTATGGTAATCTTACTTCCGGATGAAGATACAGGTGAATCATCTGGAGAAATACTAGTTTATAATGACGGTGGTGAAGTTGTTTTAAATCAACCATATCAGGCAACTACTGTTGCATCGTTTGATTCATCACCAACTACAGCAGTCACGGTTCAAGGTATTACACCGAGTCTGATTGACAACATGTTCATCGTAAATCCGCCTTCGGAAATACGAAATGCGATGGAAGAATCCTATCAAGATGAAAACTATGATGACCAAGGTCTATTAGATGTAGACTTCTTAGAGTTCAATGAACTTGAGGGAGATGCTTTGGCCGATACGACTGAAGATTTATCATTTTCAGAGTTGGACATAGATTATTTGGATGTGGATTTTTTACAAGACTTATTAGATGTTATAGAAGAATTAGAGAGAACCACGGTATCGTTAGGTTCCAAAAGTAGTTCGGGTACTGAATTAGCTGGGTTTGCACTTAAAGGTGCCTCACAAGGTTTCAACAAAGATTCTCAGTTTAATGTTTTCGAACAAGACGGAGACTTAGTTTTCTTTCGTGATGTCCAAGGAGTCATAAATATAATTATAACAAGTGGTGGTTCGGGTATTATAGATGCCGAAGTTCCAGGATACTCAGGTGTCATGACATTTGGAGATGGAGATGGAATTACAATTGTTATACGACAAGATTAAGGAGAGATTTATGAGCATAAATATTGACTTTACTAAACTAAGACAATGGCATGAAAACCTAACATGGGAAGTTGCCGACTATTTTGGTTTAGATGAATATGAAATGTTATGGGTGTCATACACCGAGGGATTAATTTTAGGATTATTATTATGGTGGATTTTTTAAACAAATTAAAAAATAAATTTTACAAATACTGGATACTACCATGGGGTGCTTGTTATCTCATGGTATTTCCTGTATACGCTGATGACAATGTTATATCTATTGAACAAAGCGGAGATAATTTTGAACTAGGTATAGAACAAATTGGTTTCGATAATGAAATTAAAATGTTAGATGCTAATTCATATATTAATGCTTCTAGTCTAGGTGTGTATATGGTTCAATACAACATACACAATACATCATCAAGTTATACTTATCCCAACTCAATTGTATTTGATGAGGTCAGTGGTACTGGTAACAAAATGAAACTTGGTCAAGGCATTACTTGGGATTCACTAGACTCCGAAACAAATTTAGATTGGAGTCATGATGGTAGTGAAGGTGGCGGACACGAGATAGACATTACAATGTATGGCGACTATAACAAATTAGCAGTTCAACAAACAAATCAACATAATGCATGGGATGGTCATAACTTTGATTTGCATTTAGCAGGTGACCATAACGAAGTTCAAATCAAACAACAAGGCAATGGTGTAAAAACTACAAACTTAACAATCTACAATGATTATAACGATGTGTATGTCCGTCAGAAAGGAACTAGTGCAAATCACACTGCAAATATAACTCTTGATGGTTTATATGGAACAGACTTAACATTATTACAATTTGGTACTAGTGGTACTCAGTCTTATACTATATCAGTCGATTGCATGACAGTCGGTGGTTGTAGTACATCGGTGACCCAACAATGAGTGAATGTCCACCTGAGTTTTACGAGTGTCTCACTGAAGAAGAGTATGACGACATATTAGAACTCTTTGAAGAGAACGATATGGTCATGCCTGAATCTTTGGGTGATGTAGAAGCTGCATCTGATTTCGTTTGGCAAGTTCTCTTCCTAACACCAATAGAACTTATTTACATAGGTTTTACAATGACTGTTCTCGCTACTTATGGACTGTCTATATACTATATCTATAAACGAATACAGAAGAAATTCTCATGAACACAATCGACATGATACCGTATTCTTTTAAAAAAGACTTTATCTTAGTCTGT